TGGTCTTGAAGCAGTAGTCGGATATGAAGGAGCTACAGAGTCAGGAATCGGTTGGTATGTATCTGGTGGTCCTACAGTGACACACACAGAAGCTGCTGACGAGTTCGGTGATGTAGAATTCATTGGATACCTTGGTGGTTCTTATGATAAGTTCTACGGAGAAATCTCTGGTGTAACTGCAGAAGACCTTGTTGATTGGGGTGCAAAAGCAGGTGTTAAGTTTACATTCTAGGCTTTAGTAACAACTTTACAAAGACCTCTACATAGTAGGGGTCTTTTTTATATAATGAATTTACTCAAACATCCGTTGTTTCAGATTAATATGATATTGATTTGTTCTCTTGTGTTCATAGAGTTGCTACATGTTAATTATCATAGAACAGCACCACCTTGTCCTGCACAGCAAATAGAGATGGAGGATGATTGGTAAATCAAGATAGAACATGTGGATAATACATAAGTACTCTAAATAAATTTAATAATAATTACTTATATGTTATCCACTACTTATCGCCTTCGTTTAGAGGGAATATGCAAAGATATTGCATCAGGAACAGAAGTCAGTATGACTGATATGATATGGGCACAAAAACTTGCAAAAGCAAATACAAGTGCAAGAGGAATGTTAAGTCAGGCGAGAAGATTAGCAACAGATAAGGATGGATCTTGTTTAAAATTTCTAGACATAGGAGATCCAAGAAAAGACAAAAAAGGATTTAGTGGTGCTGATGACATAGCAGAGTGGTTTAAACAAGATAGATCAGACGATTGGAGACAACGTGACTGAAATCTTTGGTATTTTATTAATAATTCTGTTCATCGGAACAGTAGTGTATATTTGTCTTAGATGGAGTAAACAAATTAAGTGGTTGCTGACACCTTTTGCTTGGTTCAAGGATATAATTGATCCACAATGGTGGGCAGAAAAAATATTCTATAAATTAAAATTAAATAGAGTTGCTAATAATCCATATAAAAGATGGTTAGAAACATTACCTATGAAAAAGAAAATTGCTATTGAATTAGGTGTTGGTATACCTGTGTTGATTTTAATGGATCACTATTTTCTTATGCCTTATTTTGGTCTAGCAATTCTACCTTGGAATTGGGATTGGAGTGGAGGATAATGCCAGCAACTAACGATGTATATCTAGGTAACCCCAACCTCAAGAAGGCTGGAACTGAGATACAATTTACAAAGAAACAAATACAGGAATGGATTAAGTGTAAAAGTGATCCACTATACTTTTCTATGAAGTATATGCAGATTATCAACTTGGATGAGGGTCTAGTACCTTTCTCCATGTATGATTTTCAAAAGAAAATTTTGATGGACTTTCATGAAAACAGATTCAATATTGCAAAACTTCCTCGTCAGACAGGTAAAAGTACTACTGTTGTGGCCTACCTTTTACATTACGCTATCTTCAATGACAGTGTTAATATTGGTATACTCGCTAACAAAGCTTCAACTGCAAGGGAATTACTTGGAAGACTCCAATTAGCATATGAGAACTTGCCTAAATGGTTACAACATGGAATATTAGTTTGGAACAAAGGTAATGTTGAACTTGAAAACGGATCAAAAATATTGGCTGCTTCTACGTCTGCTAGTGCAGTTAGAGGTATGTCCTTCAACATTCTATTCCTTGACGAGTTTGCATTCGTCCCTAACCATGTCGCAGAACAATTCTTTGCATCGGTTTATCCTACTATTACTTCTGGTAGATCAACTAAAGTCATAATCATATCTACACCTAATGGTATGAACCACTTCTATAAGATGTGGGAGGATGCTAGAAATGGTAAGAATGGATATGTTACAAATGAAGTACATTGGTCACAAGTACCAGGCAGAGATGCTAAATGGAAAGAGGAGACATTAAAAAATACATCTAAGAGACAGTTTGCTCAAGAGTTTGAGTGTGACTTTCTTGGGTCTGCTGATACATTGATATCACCAGCAAAATTACAAGCAATACCATTTGAGGATCCAATACAAAGCAATGCAGGACTTGACGTATACGAAAGAGCTAAAGAAGGTCACGAATATATTATTACTGTTGACGTTGCCAGAGGTATCGGTGGCGACTACAGTGCTTTCATCGTGTTTGATATTACCACACTACCGTATAAAATCGTGGCCAAGTACAGAGATAATGAAATTAAACCTGTACTGTTTCCATCGGTAATCTTACAAGTAGCAAAAGAATATAGATTTCCATACATCCTAGTAGAGGTAAATGATATAGGAGATAGTATAGCAGCAACATTAAACTATGACCTTGAGTATCCTAATGTACTCATGTGTTCTATGAGAGGTAGAGCAGGTCAAGTAGTAGGTCAAGGGTTCTCTGGTAACAAGACTCAATTAGGAGTTAAGATGAGTATCACTGTTAAGAAACTAGGTTGTTCTAACTTAAAAGCATTACTAGAAGACGATAAACTTACATTCAAAGACTTTGATATACTGAGAGAACTTACTACATTCATACAAAGAAAGCAGTCATGGGAGGCTGATGATGGTTATCATGATGACCTTGTAATGTGTATGGTATTGTTCTCGTGGTTAGTCATGCAAGATTACTTCAAAGAGATGACTGATCAGGATGTAAGAAGAAGAATTTATGAAGAACAAAGGAATCAAATAGAGCAAGACATGGCTCCTTTTGGGTTTGTTGATGATGGTTTAGGTGAAGATACTTTCATAGATGGTGAAGGAAACCTTTGGGAATACGGGAGTTCTGAGGTTGACGTAGAATACATGTGGAATTACTAGGGGATTTTCAAGTCCCCTAAGACTTTTAAATTGCTAAGACTTTGATAATTCTAAATAATTAGAGATAAATTGGAATTATCAGAGGAGAAAAACATGGCAAGTCAAGTCTCGCCTGGTGTAGTTCTTAGAGAACGTGACCTAACAAACGCAACAATCGTTGGAGATTCAGCTCTTACAGCTGCTATCGTTAGTTCATTTCAAAAAGGACCTATTGATCAGATTGTAAACATCGCCGATCAAAAATCACTCATCAGCGTTTTCGGTACACCCAAAGAAGCTAATGCAGAAGATTGGTTGGTCGCTTCAGAATTTTTAGGTTATGGCGGTAGACTCGCTGTAGTACGTGCTTCTAGTGGAGTACAAAACGCTGCTAATGGTGGTGGTGTTCTTGTTAAGAATGACGCTGCATGGGAATCTGGTGTTGGTAACACTAAGATATTTGCTGCACGTTCTGCTGGAACATGGGGTAACGGAGTAAAAGTTGTTGTAGTTGATCGTGGTCCTGACCAGATCATTACACTTGCTTCTGCACCATCTAACCCTCCTTCTGCTGGAGACACAGTTACATTTAATGTAAGTGGTAATGCAAAAACTGCTGAACTTCAAAAAATAAGTGGACTAGATCTTACAGTTGTTCTTGATGATCCAACAGTTCTAATCTCTGACTCTGATAACATAGAAGGAACAACTATCAACGCTGGTAATGCTGGTGCTGATATTAATGTATCCGCAGCAATAGATGCTTATACAAATACATCTATAGGTTCAACAGGATTGAAACTATCTGCTATAGGACCTCGTCCTGGTACTTCAAGTTTTGCATCTGATAGAGGTGTCAAGTATGATGAAGTTCATGTTGGTGTTATTGACACAACAGGAGATGTCTCAGGTGCTGCTAATACAGTTCTAGAAAGATTTACATTCCTTTCCAAAATATCTGACGCTAAGAGTCCTGAAGGTGGTTCACTCTACTATAAGGATATTATTAACGATCAAGCACAGTTTGTTTTCCACGGTGCTGATGTTGGAAGTTTATTTGAACCAAACAGTACAGGTGGTGGTAAGGTATGGGGTCTTGCATCATCTGCTCTTGCTTCTGGTGATTTCTTTAAACTCTCAGGTGGAAACGAGACTGATCTAAGTGGTGGTACAGATGACTACGCTTACACTGCTGGTGAAGTTGGTGCTGGATACGACCTATTTGCTGACACAGAAGAGACAGAGGTTGACTTTGTTCTTATGGGTGGATCAATGGGAAGTGAAGCAGACACTAAAACTAAGGCACAGAAAGCAGTTGCTATTGCTGCTGCAAGAAAAGATTGTGTAGCATTTGTTTCTGCATTTAAAGGTAACCAAGTTGGATCAGGTGGATCTGCTCTTACTTCTGCACAACAGAAGACAAAAACACTTAACTTCTTCAACACTATCACTTCAACATCATATGCTGTTTTAGATAGTGGTTACAAGTACATGTATGATCGTTTTAACGACAAGTATCGCTATGTGGCATGTAATGGTGACGTTGCTGGATTATGTGTTAACACTTCCACAACAGTTGCTGATTGGATTTCACCCGCAGGATTATCTCGTGGTGGAGTTCGTAACGTAGTTAAGTTAGCATACAATCCTAACAAGGCAGATAGAGACGAACTTTATCAAAACAGAATTAACCCTATCGTAAGTTTCCCAGGAACAGGTGCTGTACTATTTGGTGACAAGACTGCTCTTGCATCACCTTCCGCATTTGATAGGATTAATGTTCGTCGTCTATTCCTTAACATTGAGTCTAGAGTTGAAGCACTTGCTAAGAGTGTTCTATTTGAACTTAATGACGAGGTTACTCGTACTGGATTCCTTTCAAATATCAATTCATATTTGAATGACATCGTTGCACAGCAGGGTATCACTGACTTCTTAGTTGTTTGTGATTCTTCAAACAACACACCAGCAGTTATTGATCGTAACGAATTTGTTGCGGAACTGTTCATCAAACCTGCCCGTTCCATCAA